GGATAAACCTGTGAAGCCAAGAAATCTTGGTCTGTGGTGTAATAGTTGCCAACATTGCCGACCTGAATGCGCTTTTCCATATCGCGCAAATTCTTCGTCTTGCCTGCAAACATACCGGCAGAGATGGGGTAGTCGTGACCGCTTGGATGGTCTTTGATGATGTGATAATCAAGACCTGACTGCTCCCAATCTTCGTGAGCTACTCGATCCCGAAACGACAGGCGAGCGTCCACATCACGACAGATGACGGCGTCGAATTGCGGATCAGAAAAGGCATAGTAACGCCACAACTTTGCTCGATGGTCTTCAGGCTCCCCGACAATACTGATTTGCACACCTTTGACTCGCTCTAAAGTTGAGATGATGGATTCATCAACGCTTGAGTTGACGCTGATATAGAAGCGAACAATGAAGCCGTCATCAAAGGGAAAGTATCGTGAAGCAAGAATGGCGTTCTTGATGGCGCCTATCGTGTAGCGAGTATCGTTGCCATAGAGTGAGAAGGCGATGCACTTCATTGTTTGAGTGTCTTGAGTAGAACTGCGTAATCCTCGCTCTTGATGTAATTGTCAAACATCAGAGCGTCAAAGGAATAGACCTCACGAGCATTGACTGTTCGATAGCCTTCATCCCATTCGGCTTTGCCTGCAATCGGATGGCAATGCTCAATGATGACTTGTGGCAGATAGGTCAGGGAATTGAGGTCTAAGCCTAATCGCTTCCAAAAGTTGTCAAGATAGAGATGCTTCAACTTCGGCGGCACCATCCCGCCAAGGGCGCGGACAATGGCAGCAGACATCATCACCGCAGTTGGCAGATTCTCTCCTTGCAAGAGGTCATTGCCATAGCCAATGCCAGGGCGACTTCCAATAGCTCGCATCAGTGCCACATCCCAATCAGGCGTTCTGAATCTGTGGTCATCGCCGATGAAGGTGAAGAACTCATATTCATTGGCGTATTTCTTGGCAGCGACATTAAGCGGATAGGCCATCCCGCGAGTTGTGTTCTCAACTTCGACGATATATTCAAGACCGATGGCGGTTCGATAGTTCACAAGTTCCTCATCGTCGGCATCAACGACAAAGAGCAAGTCGGATCGACACGAGAACTCCTTGTGAGCCTGTAAGACTTCCACTGCATTGTTCGGTCTGCCACGAGTAGGAATGAGAACAAGGTTGTTATTTAGATGCATTCGATTTCTCCCGCAATAGCTCCATAGGCGGCTAAATCAATGAATGAGTCAAGATGATTGGGCGTCTCAATCAAGCGAGCAATCTTGACAAGGCATAAACACAAAGCGACCTGTGAAGGTGTTATCTCAGTTTCAAGATACACACTCCACAGGTCTGCGATGCGTTTGTGATTGATATGTGGGTCGCCATAGATTTCATTGCGATCCGATGCGGTGAGGCGCTTGGCCTCATCCAAAATCTTCCCCCGATTCATTTTTAGTTGCTTCCGCGTCCGAACTCTGTTGCTTTCGGATCAATAGCCTTGAGAACAGGGCCGATGATTGCGGCGATAAATGCAGCGACATAATCTTTCAACGGCCGCGATGGGTCGGAAAGATAGAGAGCTGCTACCGCTGCCGCGCCTGCTCGTCCGTAGGTCTTGGCAATGGCGTTGAGTTTGTCTTTGTCGAACATTTGCACTCCTTGAACTTAGGTCTGCCGAACCCCACGATGAAGACCGACAGAGATGGCTTGAGTTTTCCACGATTGTTCTTCTTGTAGGCGCGAATCTTACGCGCAACCTGACCACCATTGCGCTGATCGCCTTTCGTGTCGGGAGCAGTATTGCCCTCGATACAGGTGAGCGTGCCATTGGCGTTGACGGATTCAACAATGCCGACGTGGGAGATGCGGTCAATGCCATCGGCAGGAAAGTCAAAGAAGACGATGTCGCCAGGCGCAGGCTCTGCCTCGGCCACCAGCGTCCACGCACCGGCATCGGCAAATGCCTTCGCCCCTGCGGGCGTATAGGTGCAATCAGGGATTTTCAAACCGACTTGCTTGGCACACCAATTTACAAATGCGCCGCACCACGGTTGCTTTGCCTTCTGATACTTCGTCTCATTGTCGGCAGGGCCTTCGATATATCCGACTTCGGCGCCTGCAATATGGAGAAAATTATCTAATTGTTTATTGCACATTATCGCTTCAAGGCTTCTTTGACGAGATCGGTCAGGAAGTCCACCTTCTCTTCCAACTGATTGACCTTATCTCGCATCGAGCTTCCCCCGTTCGGTTTGAGTTCTGCCAAGTAATGCTTGACAAGCCATTTGATACCGATTGCCACTGAGCCAAGAATTGAAATGGCGGCAACGGCGAGTGATGCCCAATCCAATGCGGTCATTTGCTAATCACCAAGACCATGACTGTCACAGTTCCTGCCGCCGTAATTGCCCAAATGCCGGTTTCGTGGTTATCAACAACGAGTTTGTCACCATTGTCCATTCGATAGCCTGTTGAGGTTGTGACATCAGAATTGCCAATGAAGCACTGACCTGACGAGCTATGAAGACAGACCTGCTCGGCAACATTGGTTGCATCGACAAGAGCCGTTGGTGTAGTGCCGACAGTGACTTGGCGTGTTGAAATGCCCATTGATAACTCCTTGAAAACGACCCCGAATACTGATCCTTACTTGGAAATTGCCGCAATCTCTTCGGCGGTTAGACCGAGGGCGGCGAGCTTTGCCTCTGCTGCTGCCTTCGCCTCTGCCTTTGCCTGTGCTTCTGCTTCTTCTTGTGCCTTAACAATGGCATAAGCCTCGGCATCGGCGGCGGCTTGGGCGATTTCTTCTGCGGTTAGTTCAATTTCTTCTACCGCACCTGTTGAGCAATCGACTACGAGTTTTGTTGGCATTGTTTCTCCTTATGAGTTCTTGATTCCGTAAAGGGTTGCGGTTGAGTATTGGGCAAAAGTTGCGGTTGAAAGATAAAAAGTCAGGGATGTGATTGCGGCAGTATTAGACCAAAGACCTGCTGTCATCTGCATATACGCAGTTGTGCCGTTTGCTTCAGAAACGTGTTCTGAACTAACAGACTTATAGTTAGATGAGGTGTAATTTGGAAAATAAAATTGGGCGTTGGTAAATGTTGAACCTAATACTACTTGCGGTATACCCCAAGAATCATTTGTGGAAGAACTTGCACTAGTGCCGTTTCCTCTCAATGTTCTGTTTGTTATGCTACTTGTTGAGCCATTGAACTTTACATATAGGTCATCTAGAGCACTTGGTCTAGCCGATAATAATACAACTAAATCAGTATAAGTTGCAGGAATTGAACTAAAACTAATATCTGCCGCCCCACCTGCACCCACAGTCACAGTTGCTATTGCTACATAAGTGTTTGCCATAGTTATATCTCCTTATGCTGCGGCGATGCCGTAGAGAGTGAAGGTTGAGCCTGAAAGAATGAGATTAGACGCAGCGTCATCTACTTTGACCAAGATTGAAGTAATAGCAGAAGTAGAACGCCATAATGAAACCCAAGCACCAGTTCGGACATCTGTTGCATTATCTCTTGACAACATTGTTTTGTAAGTTGTCGTATTACTGTAATTATTTATTTGTGTAATTATAGTTCCAAAATTAGCATCGCTGGTAGTTCCGATTATTGCCTTGGTCGTGTTTGATGCCCGACCACTACTCGCACTTGAACCGTTTCCAAGTAAATAAGTATAAGAATAATTACTACCAGTATCACTATTTAGTTGCATTAGAAATCCAAAACTTCCATAACCACTAGCGGCTTTCATTGAAGTGACTAAAACCAAATCCGTATAACTGCCACTGATGCTTGAGAATGTAACGCTGCTCTGTGCGCTACCTAGCGTTGTCGTTGCGATTGGCTCGTATGTGGCTGGCATTATGCGCTCTTAATTCCGTATAGGGCGAAGTGGGAGTATTGGGCAAAATTATTTGCTTCTGGTAGTAAAGTAATGGATGTTACCGCGCTGGTGCTCATCCATAAGCCAGAAATAAAAAACACAATACCTGCGCCGTTAGTATCCACACCTGACAAAGTTCTAATTGTTTTATATTTATTAGTATTGGCATAATCTAGAATATCCATTACAAACCCTGTGAATGTGCTCGCGGTCGTTCCTGCTCTAGGTGCGACAGTAAAGCGAGTCAATGAACCACTTGTATTAGTCGAAGTTGCAGCGCTTGAACCGTCGCCTTGTAATAAATGGCGAGCGTAATTGCTACCGCTATCAGAATTCAAACGCAAATCCACATTGTCGCCAATGTTAGTGCCACTCGTTGTAGAGCGGACAATTCCTCTTAGTTGTAAATGGGTATATGTTCCAGCGATTGAAGTGAAATCAACGCTAGATGTACCACCACTACCGACAGTCACGGTAGCAATAGACTCAAAAGACGTAGCCGCACCAGCGCCAAAGAATGCGCCATAACCAATGGCAGATGCGTTGGCTCTGCTCTGCAATATCGGTGACATTGATCCCCTTTAGGCGAACTTGGTCTGTGTTTCGAGAACTGTGTAGGTCGGAGTTGCCGCAGTCTTGATGATGGTGAAGACATAGGCGTCAATGGCGCTGGCATTGCCCGCGCTAATGGCGGCAGGCACCTTGGGAGTGACGGCGCTTCCATCAATTTGAATGACATTCGGATAGTAGGCAGTCGATCCATTTGTGTTGAGCCAAACTAGCGTGATGGCATCGCCGACCGCCAAAGCTGAATTGAGAGTTGTTCCGCTTGAATAACGGAAGTTCAAGGTGTGATTGGCAGTTGCATTCGATGTGTAATACCACACCGAAGCGGTTGAGACATCAAAGTTGATTGTGCCGGTTGCGGCAGAAGCAACAACATTGACATCTTCTTCAAAGCCTTTGATGACAAGATCAGATTGGGCAGAGGCAATGCTCAAAGT